TGTAGAGGTCGAATTTACAATTCGAGGACAAGAGTACAACGGAAAAGTCTACAACAGTTTGAACCATTGGAGATGTGACAAAGTAGAGATGTCAGATAGTCCACATATAGAAGAGGCAAAAAATGATTTACCTTTCTAGTGACGAAATATTAATGGCAATTTTGAGCAAACCTAACGGAAGCGCAGAGACTTCTGTTGGGTTTATTCAAGACTTGCATAAGTTTACACGTGGAAACGTGGCACTTATAAAACAGATTCAGAATCCAAGAGAATCAATCGAAGCAATAAACCTAAAGAATCAAATTCTTGCAATCCTTAAAGAGTACGACCAGCTAAACAGACAACCTATAAACTCAAAGCGTACCAAATGAAGGATAAGTTTTACATTATTGATTACGGCAAAGATACAGTAGAACTGGCTGAGTCAATAATTGAATATCTAAAAGAGAACGGAAACCACATTGTAATATATTTAACCGACTTGCCGAGTGCATTGATGGTTAACGAAATCACTCAAGATGAGTTCCTAGACCATTTCACAGTAACTTTAAAAGACAAAAACTAATGGACTGGCTAGAAAAAGTATCAAAGCATCACGATGAGTATATAAGATTCTTACATGCTATGGGCTGCACTTCTCACGCTGAGGACATAGTACAAGAGATGTATTTAAGACTACACTATTACAACGCTGGAGATAAAGTAATAAACGAAAAAGGAGAAGTAAGCAAGTCCTATATTTGGAGAGTACTAAACAATATGTACAAGTCTTACCTAAAAGACAAAGGTAAGTTTTTCTTCTACGATATTACAGAGTTCAAAGCTATCGAATCAGAAGACTACAAAGAACAAAGAGAGGGAGGCTACACGAAGATAACTGAGAAGCTATACGAAGAGCTAAACAACTTAGATAAGGAAGGCTATCCATACAATAAAGAACTATTTACGCTATACATTGAGTCTGGAATGTCTATGAGAGCTTTAAGCACAGTAACAAGAATCAGCGTAACAAATATATTCCATACAGTAAACTTCTGTAAGAATCAACTTAGAGAGCGTCTAGGAGAAGACTACGAAGACTTTAACAACGAAGACTACGATAAACTTTAAACACGAACACAATGAAAGAGATAAAAGCATTTTTAAGCAACCAGAAAGACATTTATACAGTAATGCTACTTGAAGAGATGAAGAGCGAAAGCCCTAACTTTGTAGCAATGCGAGACATACTGAACATGGTAATAGCAAATGAGATAACTTTACAAGGAATAAAAAAGAATAAAGATGGCAAATAAAAGATTTAGAAGAACACCAGAAGAGATTGAGCAAGGGTTAACAGTAGAACAAGCGAAAGAAGCAAGGATAGAGAAAGATATTCAAGAGGCAGAGAAAGCTGTTGCTGAGGTTTGTGATGAGCCTATTAAGACTCAAGAAGAACTAGAAGCGAAACACGCAGAGAACGCACCAACTGGACTAGGAGATGTAGTAGAAGCAATCACAGAAGTTACTGGTATTAAAAAGGCTGTTAAGTTTCTAGCTGGGGAAGATTGCGGATGTGATGAGCGTAAAGAGAAACTCAATAAGATGAGGTTCAGAAAACAACCGCTTTGCCTTACAGAATCAGAGTACACTTTTCTACATGGTTTCTTTACAAATTCAAACGGAATGGTAAGCCAATCACAAAACTATGAACTTGCTACAATATACGCTAGAGTATTCCAAAAGAAAGGCGTGAGGTTACAAGCTGTTCAAGCTGCGTTAAACAACGTGTAAAGGATTTAAAAGATATTTACAACACTTACGAATAATCATAATTGTTAATAATAGAGGGGCTTTCAGAGATGGAGGCCCTTTTTTTTTACTTTTTTTTTAATAAAACGCTTGTTGATTAGAAAAGTTTACTTATATTTGTACCAGACAAACAAACAAAGTAAAGGAATTATGAAATTTATAACAGAGGAAACACACATGGAGCTAATCGAATTGATGCGAACTAGACCGTCAATTGTAATGGGCGAGCTTAAAGAGTTGGGTGAGGAGATAGAAAGTAAAATTTTTAGTATTTGGGCGGCTGACCGGAGATGTTGGTGGACTTGTATCAAGCTAGTTAAATCACTGAATAAAAAATGGAGAAAAAATCTAGTGCTTGCTGAGTCTAAAAACCATTATTGGCTTGAATATAAAGGTAATGTCATCTGCCCTCATTATTTTATTACAGGTCACGTTATGTATTTGGAGGAATATAAAGCTCAAAAAATAAATGAAATGCCAATAAGCCAAGTATTAGCAGGCGTAAGACCATTAAGTGAAGGTTACGAAGAGATAAGGGCAGTAAAAGCGAACGGTGAAGGAGAGAAGTATATCAAAATACCTTCAATAGAACTTTAAAAAAAAACAAATAAAAGTATTGCAGATTAGAAAAGATTACTTATCTTTGGAGAAACAAATTAAAAGTACAGGAATTATGATTATTACAGACAACAACAAAACAACAAAAGCAAACATCAACCAATTCTTAAACCTTAAATTTCACATTGTCGAAAGTTTAAGAAGTCAGAAGCTAAGAGAAAATTGGACTTACCCAACTTTAAAAAGTACAGGGATTCACGAAATACATTTTTCTAAATAAAAAAAACAGAACACACAGAGAGAGCCTTCCATAACCGGAGGGCTTTTCTCATTATAACAAATTAGCCTTTTTTAGTTATATTAAAGAAATATAATTTAATATGCCATTCACAAAAGGACATAAGTTAGCAAAAGGTAGACCGAAAGGAAAAGAGAACAAAATAACAACAGAAGCCAGAGAGATGTTTGTACAGACTTTGGAAGGTCAAGTACCAAACATTCAGAAAGCGTTTACCGATGTACTCGCAAAGAGTCCAGAGAAGTATCTAGACCTATTCGCTAAATACGCCCAGTACTTTGTACCTAAGAAAACAGAATCAGAAATTAAAGGAGAGCTAAGTAGTTCGATAGACTTTAACGAAGTGATGCGTAAGTTCAATGGGGAGAATTAAGAACGTCTACCGAAAGTTTAATAATCCTACTCGCTACTTCATCGTAACTGGAGGACGTGGCTCTGGTAAGTCCTATGCAGTAAATACTATTCTTTGTATGTTAACTTGTGAGGTAGGACATACGATACTATTTACACGTTACACTTTGAGAGCTGCGAGTATATCTATTATTCCAGAGTTCATAGAGAAGATTGAGATGTTAGGACTAGAGAAAGCCTTTCATATCACAAAGGATGAGATAATAAACATACAGACAGGCTCTAAGATTCTATTCAGAGGTATCAAAACCAGCTCAGGAAATCAGGTAGCTTCTCTCAAGTCTTTGCAAGGTGTAACAACTTGGGTACTAGATGAGGCTGAAGAGCTTGTAGACGAGAACGTATTTGACACGATAGATATGTCAGTACGTCAAAAAGGAATAGCAAACAGAGTGATAATGATAATGAACCCAACCACAAAAGAACATTTTATCTATCAGAAGTTCTTTGAGACTAGAGGAGTTCAAGAGGGAAGCAACATAAGCAAAGACGATACTACATACATACACACTACTTATTTAGACAACTTAGAGAATTTATCTGAGAGCTTTCTAAAGCAAGTAGAGAACATTAAACAGAGAAGACCAGAGAAGTATAAGCACCAAATTCTAGGAGGCTGGTTATCGAAAGCAGAGGGCGTGATATTTTCTAACTGGGAAGTGGGAGAGTTTAAGCGAGTAGGTACTTCTGTATACGGTCAAGATTTTGGTTTCTCAGTAGACCCTACAACGCTAGTAGAAACGAATGTAGACAAAGCAAGTAAGAAGATATATCTTAGGCTTCATCTGTACAAGCCAAACCTAACCACAAGTCAAATCCATAGGATAAATGAAAAGGTGGCTGGTACGAGCTTAATAATAGCAGATAGCGCTGAGCCTCGATTGATAGCTGAACTGAAACAGAAAGGCCTCAACATACTTTCCGCTGTGAAAGGTCAAGGCTCAGTAACTCATGGAATAACTATCCTACAAGATTATGACCTAGTGATAAGTCCTGACTCTCAGG